GCGAATCATCATCGAGACCCACGGGTCCGCCGCCAGCGACCGCTGCGCAAACTGCGTCGGATCCCACGTTGACCCATCGTCGATGTCCGACAGTTGAATCAGCGACAACGTCGTGTCGAGCGCAATGAAGACGTTGTTGAGATACGCCCCCATGTCCGCGCCAGACGCCAAGACGACCGACAGCACATTCGTGCCGAGGTCGTAGTTGTAGCCAATCCCACCCGAGGTGATGAACAGTTGACCGCCGGCGGCGCCGTTGCTCGAGATGGTCGCTGGATTGTCGTCGAGCGAGACCGTGCCGCGCAACGTGCTGGTGCCGTTCGACAGGATTTCGTAGAGGTTGAACCCCGAGACCACAAACACGCGCCCGTCGTAGGCCGTATACGTCGCCCGAATCGGACCAGGCGTCAGATTCAGATGCGCCGTGAACCCCGGGCTGGGATAACAGACCGCCGGCGCTTTCGCGCTGGCATCCTGCAACGTCTCGACATACCAGTTGATGCACTCCGACGGGTCGGACGTGGGGCTCATCGTCCGATACGACGGTCCCACCAGGGTCGGCAGAATCACAGATCCTCCGACCACGAAACGCCCACACCCACCGTGGCGCTCTGTGTCGATCCGACGGCCAGCGTCAACGTGTCTGCGGGATTCAAGAACAGATTCAGCGGCGTCAGGTCTATGACTGACGAGTTGCCAATCGCCACAATCGCGTTGTATTCCACCGTGCCGCCCGTCAGCGTCGTGCCCGCCGTGTCGTAACTGACCACACTGGTGCCGCTCGTAATGGTGACACCGCCGTCAGCGGTCGTGCCGCCAATCGTCGTGTAACTCGGCGATCCGCCCAGCGTGGTGTTGCGAACGATTCGCAGCGTCGCCACGCCATTGCCCGCCCCGCCCGTGTTCGCGCCGAAACTCACCGTCCGCAGATGCACCTGCGCCCGGTTCTTGACCGTGTTGAACGTCGTGCAGTTCTTGAGCGTGACAATGTTTGTCGAGGTCGTGATCGACGTTTTGTTGTTGTCGACGCCGTGCGTCGGCCCAAGGAACTCGCGGATACCCTCGACGAACAATGCGCCGGAGGCGCCCTTGACGACAATGTTGCTGTCGTTGGTCGTATTGACCGCCCGCCACATCAGGTTCAGTGACGGCTGGCGAATATTGACCGCCGTATTCGCGTTCGCGTATCGCTCCGTGTGGACCAGCACATACTGGCCGTCCGCCGGGTTCAGCACGTAGTAGTAGATGTTGCCGAATCCGAGATACTGATACTTGATCGAATAGACGTTGCCGTAGGTCGGGACCAGATTGATCCCGCTCTTGTTAGTCGCCCCGTTCGACCCGTCACAGACATCTTCATTCCACGACGCCTGTGGCGTCCAGTATTCGGAACCGTTCGACGCGCGACAGACCCCGAACGACGTTCCGTTAAAGCCGAAGAACGCGCCATTGAGCGTGGTATTCGTGCCGAGGCCCGCATACTGCGTGGAGTCCGCCGCGCCGGTCGTAAAGATCGCCGTAAACCGGCCCATCGCGCCTTCGCCGGGCCGATATTTCAGATACCGCCGCGAGATCAACTCCGCCGAGCTAGACGCCGCCGCCGTCGTCGCCGCCGACATCACGCCATCCGACGCCGTGACTTCGCCGCTGCCCGTCACTGTCGTCGTTGCGGTGTCGGCGTTCAGGCCATAGATGAAGTCCAACTGCGCCACGGGAAACGGTGCCGCCGTCAGGATTTCGCCAAAGGCCGCCCGTGGCGACCGCACCGACACCTCAAGATGGCCGGCGCCATCCGTGCCCACCGACCCGTAGTATCCCGACGGTGACGCCCCGACGATGGCCGCCTGGACGTTCAGCACGTCGTTATACGCGCCCAGCGTCTGCTCAAGCCGAGATGTCGGCGTGGCAATGCGCGATCCGGCATTGAAGATAGTCTGCACGCGCAGACTGGTCTGGTCACTGCCGCCGTTGACCACCCGGACGCGGACATACTGCGCCACCGGAATCAGGCTATGGATGCCGAAGTCAGCCGTGGTGCCAGACGACAACTGAACTGCCCGATCGGTCGTGATGCCGTCAATCGAGAAATCGGCATACAGCGTGCCGGCCACGTCGGCTGCCGCCAGAATTGACAGCGACGCGTATTGTGAGCAGTCCTCCCACAGGCCAGTCCAGGTCGCACTGCCGGCAACAGGCGTCGTCGTGCTGTTCTGCGTCGAGACGACGCCAGCGGTCAAGTCGCCATGATAAAAGGACTGCGGCATGATTTATACCGCCACGATGCCCACTGAAATCGTGCCACCGCCGGTGATCGTGCTGGAAATCCGCGCCCGCACGAACCCGTAGGCGCCGACCGTCGCGTGATGCGCCACCTGCGCACCGCCCGTGAACGTCGAGGCATTGATCGCCGTGGTGATCGCCGACGCCGTGCCGCTAAACGGCAACGCGTCCGTCGTGCCCGGCGTGCCATCCGGGAACATCTCCTCGAGCGTCACCGCGCCACCCGAGGTCGTCCCAGACGACGACAGATAGAACGTCAGATGCGTCTTCCCACGGGCATCGAACCACTGGCTCGTGCCCGTCGTCGCGGCCTTCAACAGATAGGCGTCGCCATAACCCTGTGCCATCGTGTCCTCACATGTTCCCGGTCAGAATGTTGTAGCCATACTGCCGTCCGACCGAGCCGATAGACGACATGTCGTTGCCGAGTTCCGCCACGGGCATGTTGTTGCGCTTGATCACCGCTCGTGACTGCACGGCAAGTTGCCGGATCTCGTCAGGCACCCGCAGCCCATGCGGGCCGGCGAGACGGACGGCCAGGTTGTAGACCAGCGCTTCCTCATACCCGGGCGGAATCTGATACGACGTGGTGTTGTCCGCAAACTCGACCAGCGGTTGCTGGAAATACAACACCAGGTCGTTGTCCGCGGTCGTCGGAATGGGATAGAGCGTGACCGTGCCCAGATTGCCCGTGGTGTAGGTGGGCTCGTAGTAAATCTGGGTCCACTGCGTCGAGGTCAACCCTTTAGTCTGCAGCGCCTGCCACGCCTGCTCGGTGAAGATTCCTACCGGAATCTCCGTCACCGGACTCGCACTGTTGAGCAAGAGCGCCGCGGACTGAATTTTGATCGGGCGGATGGTGTCGAAATCGCCACCAGACCCGATGGTGTAATTGGCCGTGTTCGCCACGACGCTGAACACCTCGCGGGACACGACAGGAATCGTCAGGGGCTGAATCGCCCACGACGAAATCATCGCATTGAGCCGGCGCCGACCATCGGCCAAGTCCGCCGACTCGAGTTGTTCGCCCACGCCGTAAATGCCCAGCGCATCGAGCGCCGATTGCACCAGCGTGGTGGCGGTTACGACCGTGGAGGCCACGCGTCAGCCCCTTTCTGCGAAGCAGCGACCGGGACGCCCCCTGTGAGCGCCCCGGTCTTCTGCGTGACTACGTCGCGATGGCGACCGCGCCGCGACCGATGTCGTCGGTGGCGCCCGTGGCCGCGCCGTCGACATACACCGCCGCCAGCGAATTGGCGTCGGTGCCCCAATCCGTGATGCCGAACCGCGACGGGTTCTTCAGCACCACCAAACCACCCGGCGACGCCGGGAAGGTCGCCAGGGCCGCCATGGTCGTCGACGTTGAACCAATGGCGTTGAAGAACACGCAGTCCTCGAAGATGTTCCACCGGTCCATGCACGACGCCGCCGACCCGATCAGGCCCAGCGGAGTCGTCGCGTCGCACATGAACGGGAAGATGCAATCACGGAACAGGTTCCGCACCGCGCCGCCGGTAAACTCCACCGAGGCATTCGCTGCGCCGCGGGTCACCGTGTCGAGCCCGATGGTGCAACGGTCGAACACATTCTCGCCAGCGCCCGACCCGCCGAGTTTCAGCGACCGACTGGTCGCCGAATCCGCCGAGGTCTGGTCGCCCATGCCGGCAATGTGGCAGTCCGCGAAGTAATTTCTCGACCCCGTCACGACCATGTTGATCTGCGCCGTCGTGCCAGTGTCGAACCCGTGGAACCACTGGATGTTCTTGAAGATGCACCCGTTGGCCGACACCGTGAAGAACGGCGTGAACGCCGTCGCCCCAGAGGTCGGCGCAATGCGCGCCCGCTGACTCACCGCCACGGGCGAACAGAGCCCGATCAGGTGGACCGCATCCTTGCTCCAGGTCATGCCCGTCGAGAGACGCGCCGACCCGTTCGCGGCGCCGTTGCCGACCAGCACGATCACGTCGTTCTGGCCGCCGACCGCCTTCGACCACGCCGTCGGCAGGTCCGTATACGGATTATCCTGGCTACCATCCTGCGTCTGCACGCCGGTCGCCGAGGGCTGACAGTAGATGATGTTGCCGAGCGTGATCAGCCCGAGGGCTTCCGCGAAATTCGCGTTCAGGTCGCTGATGTTCTTGTTGGTGAGAACGCCCCCACCGGAAATCGTGCGCATGTCCGTGTCCTTTCCATGCTGCGCCCCCTATTGAGCGCAGACACCCCCGCAGGGGTGCATGGTCTTACTGCGTCTTCTTTGGACGCCCGGGACGCCGCTTGACCGGCGTTTCGGGAATCTCCGGCACATGGTCCGGGACCGTGGCGTCATACGCCTCAGCCTCGGCCTGCGCCCGCTCCGACAGCGTCCGGTCGCTGGCGTGTCGCTCCGCTGCCGCCACCGCCCGCTGCGTCTCCCGCGCCTCGAGCGCCTGCAGGGCTTCCACCTGCCCGTCGCTCCAGCCGCGGCTGCGCATGTTGATCACCTGGATCTCGGTCTCCGCGATTTCTTCCTCGAACGTCACCGCCCCGCCGCCCGCCGGACGCGTGGCGTAATACATCATTGCCGGCACGGGCTGATAGACATACGGGCGCTGGGGATTCGGACACTGCGGGGTCGGCAGCGACTCCCACTTGGCGAGTTCCTTGGCGTGCGCGGAGTCTTGCGAGTAGATGATGCCCAACCGGGCCTCCCTGGTGTGTGCGCGTCAGCCGGCGCCCAGCCTCATTGCCAGGCGCCGGCCTCCGTGCGGACTTACGTGATCGTAACGCCGACCAGCGACACGACGTTGTAGACCCCGTTCACGACGACGCAGTGCATCGACGCGCCGATGAACGCATCCCACGTCGCGGTGTCTTCCGGCGATCCGGATGCGCCGTCACCGATCAGGCCGGTGGCCGTGATCACATGCGCCGCTGCCGTGGCCGAGGTAAAGATCACCTGGATGCCGTTGAGGTCCGCCGCCGGCGCCGCCAGCGTGGTGGTCGCCAGCGCCGTGGCCTTGTTCAGGATGTAGACCGTGTCCTGCGTCGGCACGGGGATGACGCCATCCTGCCCCACCGTGACAATCGCGAAGGTGGCGGGATAGGCCGGCACCGGCGGAACCGCCGTCCAGTCCGATCCGGTCGCCGTGGTCTGCACCTGCGCCAGCACGTCGTGCGCAACGGCTTCGGTGCCGTCCGCGCCACGCGACCGCAACAGAATGCGGCCCGTGGACGGCTGGCAGACGCCGTCGATGGTGTAGGCGACTTCGCCGTCGATCTGCACCCGCTGGCTCTTGCCAGAGACGCCGACCGCCGGAAACGCCGTGCCCGACGTGACGTAGATGTCGTTCGAGGTGGCCGTGCAGGCCGCCGAGAGCGTGGTGTGTGTGATCGCCATGATATCTCGCCTCCTTTACGACGAGAACGCCCGGAAGGCGTAGTAGGGGAGAATCGGCGCGATACCACCGATGGTATCGATCCGCGACATAACCTTGTCGGTCTGCGCGTTCCACTGCTCGGACCACCGCATCGAGACCGCGGCTTCCTTGCTCGACATGCGCTTGCTGTTCGCACCCGGCAGCGGCGACTTCAGGTCCGCCATGACGAACGCAAACGCCGCCGGATTGAACACCAGCGACTGCTTGGACGCCACCGCCGACATCGTCGCGTTGACCGTGCCCGTGGCCCCGAGGAACGAAATCGCCGCGTTGTTCGCCGGCGACGCCGTCACCGTCTGCAACTGCCCGGAGGTGATGATCGCCGGGGAAATCGTCAACGTCGCCGACGACGAGCCCGAGACATCCGCCTGCACCGAGAACTGCTGCAGGTGGCCCGAATCCTCGTAGGTGATCGGGTTGACCATGTTCACACCGGCAATCGTGAAGATGTCACCGGCCTTCAGGGCATACGTGCCCAGACCGTCAATCGCCAGGCTCGAGCCGGTCTGACTCGCACCGTTGACCAACGGCGTCGATGCGGTGAACGTGCCCGTGGTGTGCGTCGGCAGATTCGGGTCGTAATACCACTCGTCCATGCCGAGCGCCGCGCCCGCAAACTGGCCCATGCGGAAATACTTGCTAATCTGCGCCTGCGGATTGAACAACGCGAAGTTGTTCGCCAACAGCGCCGACTGCTGCACGGGCGTGATCACCGCATACAGTTCCTCGGGCACGCCGGCGTCCTTCATCAGGGCCACGCCGTCGGTCCAGGTCTGGTTGCTGGTGATCGTCGAGCCGGGGGTGCCGACCGCGAAATAGACCGACTTGTAGACTTCCTTGCCGGCCTGCACGTCCCACTTGTTCGCCAGCGACCGTCCGGCCTTCTGGGTGTAGCGCGACTGCACTTCCTCGATCACCATCGTCGCATCGGCGGTGGACCAGCCCATGTCGACGTGATACTGGTGATTCAGGGAAATCGGCACCACCTGGTCGAGAATGGCCTGCTCGTCGTAGCCCTGCCCCTCGCTGACGGTGAACCGCTGCTCGATGCGGGCATTGACCGTATACCCCATCTTCGCCCCAGCCTGCCGATACTGATCGTCATACGACCGGTCGAAATTGCCGACCAGCTTGATGTTGTTGCGGAATCCAACCGCAACGTCCTTGGTCACCCACGAGGGAGTGACAAACGTGTTCGCCATGATACGCCTCCTCGGCGCTGTGGACTACCGCCGCCGACGGCGGGCCGGGAAGGCTTTCTCATGCGCTTCCAGCGACCAGTTGTCGTCAGCCGGCACTTGTCCACTACCAGTGTTCATCGGCGCCGTCCGCAGCGGATTAGGCGGGCGCGGCGCAGGGATAAACGGGCGAGAGGGCGTCACCGATCCGCTTCCAGCGGTGTGCATCCTCTGGCGCAGCACGCGTTGAACCTTCCCAACGAGGCCTTCTGAGTAGGGCTGCGCGCCTACCATCAGCAGGAGTTCATCCAACACGACTGGATGATCTGCCAGAAACAGTGCAACGGTGGCACTGTCGCTGTCAAGCATAATCGCGTGGTCAAGCGCCGGCGGGATGTAGTCCTGCACCTGCGCCAACCGCTGCGGCACCGTCGGGTCTGCCGCCGCCGCCGCGGCCAGCCGCTGCTGGTGCGACAGACTGATCTGAGTCAAGACCTGCTGCTGCTGGGCCTGGTAGGCCTC